GGCAAAAGATGCTGGCATGGATGAATACATCATAAAGCTGATAGTTGGTCATTCTATCGAGGATGTGACTGAGAAAGTATACACCCACAGGACCATGGAACAACTTCACACTGAAATTGAAAAGATAGAATAAAAAATATGGGGCAACAATCATTATAATTGCTGCCCCGTTTTTGTTAGTTACGAGTGTTAGTTACCTGTTAGTTGTTTGTTAGTTACAATCACTTTTTCAGGTATTTTCACGTTTCTTTATTTGGCTTATTTCCTAGCTTTTTTAGAACTTACCAGCCTTTGCTGCTTCCTCAACGGAAACAGGAAATGGCTTAAAGCCTTACTATTTTAATGGTTTTGTGTCTTGTATGTGTCTTACCTCGTTTCTCTAAGGTATCCTGTTCTTTCCTTATTTATATAAACACTTATATATTATCACAATACTAAGCTGCTGGCAATGTCAGAGACTGTCCAACATGAATCGTGGTGCTGGTGATCTTCGACAGGCTCATGATCTCTCTATATCGTGATCCTGATCCGAGGTACTTCTCTGCAATTCCCCATAAGGTGTCGCCTTTCTTGACGGAGTATGTCTTTGTCTTCTTCGCTGCTTCATTCGCTGATGCGTTCGTGCCAGGAATGCTGAGAACTAAGCCCGGATGAATCGTCGCACTTGTAAGTGAGTTTAAACTCATGATCTCTCTATATCGTGATCCTGATCCGAGGTACTTCTCTGCAATTCCCCATAAGGTGTCGCCTTTCTTGACCTCAATGGTCTGGTATACGGTATCATTATCTTTTATATCTGCTTTAACATTGTCAGCATATGACGGCACACCATATCCGATGATGTACGGATCATTTAATAAGTATTTGCGTTCGTGAACGGCATCTGAAGTATTTCCCTCTACTGTATATACATATGTAGATGTTACTTTCGTCACAATTCCAACGTGCGACGGATCTGTCAGCTTATGTCCCTTTGAGAAGAAAATCAAAATGCCAGGAACTGGTGTGTATGTGCCACCATAAGCCTTTGCATTCTTCCATCTGCCCTGCTTGATGAACCACTTCATCCCGGCTGTACAGCTTGCAAATCTTAAGACAACCTCTTTTGCGATTCCGCATACGATCATAACCCATGTTACAAAAATGGCGCACCACGCAACATCCATTCCAAATGTTGATCCTGTCGCTTCATTATATACTTTAATATATTTGTCGTCACCGTCCGGCTCACATGTGCCGATCTGACTTTTTGCTGTGTTTATAATTTTGTCAATAATACTCATATTCTATTCCTCACTTTCTTCTGATTTCTTCTGCAGAATATCGATAGCCTTGGTAATAACCGCCGGGAGTGGTACACCCATAAGACCAGCGTTCTCGACAAGTGATATCAGTTCGTTTGCAATGAATGCAATGATCACCGCATCACGGATATAATTTGTGCCGATTATCAAATCAAGCCGGTACGACACAAGAACAAATACAAGCGTCATACATTTACGGCATAACCCTTTCCAGCATGTCTTACTTTCAAGACTGCCGGTATTCGTTTTTTTACTCTTATGAAAAACTCCGGCCACCACCAGCCCACTGATATAGTCAAGCCCCATGAAAATCAAAAGAGACACCAATCCGGTGTCCCATCCTCCAAACAATGCTGCTATTCCGGAGCCAACCGCCCCGATCACTGTACATATAACCTGTTTCATATAAAGCCTCCTTTATTTCTTTTCTAATACACTTACTCTATCTTTGAGATCAGCAAGTTCTGTTTTCTGATCATTAACTGTATTTTTTAAATTATCTACAGCATTTTTTAAGTTATCTACAGTTGATTTTAAATTATCTACAGTTGATTTTAAATTATTAATCTGATTTGTTAATGTATCATTTACATTGTCAATATCTCCCTGTAGTTCTGTTTTTAAAGTATTTACTTTGTTTTCCAGAGTTAAAGATAAAGCACTACACTTCTCATCAATCTTTCCGTTAAGCTCACCATAGTCCTCAATCTCTTTGTTTTGTACACTAGCAACCTTTCTGTCCATTTCAGTAAAAGCATTAGATGTATTATTTGCTGCAGTGTTTAATTTACTGTCCACCTCATCTCTCGTATAGATATTACTCAGATTTTGATACAACTTGTTAAAAATAGGGGTAACTGCTGCTATATTAATACCCTGTAAACTGATCTCATAAAGAGGCATATCACACACATCTGCTCCCCAGTAAAGATGTCCGCTAGTATAAGATGGTCTTTCTGCTTCGCCGGTTGATACAACTCCTTTTATAACCTCAAGCGTTACATTTTCAATTCCGGTATCTTTTCTATATCTTGCGACTACCAAATCTTTACGATTATATCCCGGACTTCCTGAGTCAATCTGCAGATCATCATAGTTGCCTGGTTCAATTCTTGCATGGCAGCCATACATCACAAGCTCACCTGCAGCTATTCGGCAAGTATTTGCATCAATCATCGTTGCTTTTAAACATTCACCGATTGAAAGCACATATGTCTCAGTTCCAAATATTCCCATATGTAATGCACGATCATCATCTGAATTAACATGGTTCGTTCCTGTTTTTCCTGTTATTATTTTCATTACTTATCCTTTCCGTGTAGCATCTCCTACACTATATGATATATCAACAGTATCATCATTTAACTTAACTATTATGTTTGTAATACTACTTATCACATAAGCATCCGTCACACTTTCATATCCACCAATTACATCACCTATATGTCGCTCAGTATCACTGCTTGTAACTTCAAACGCATCAGATCCTATCAGTTCTTTCAATCTCTCTGTTCCGCCAGAGACAAGGTCCTCAACAGATTCTGCAGATGTGTTCTCATAAGTACTCACATATTCTTCCACTCCATATAGGCTTTGAGATGTACTTATATTTCCATTTGCATCAGCATATAAGTGCACTACAGTTCTGTCCTGAAGTTCTCCCTGTCCGAGACATATAAGGTGATTTACTCCCTTATATGTCTTGGTAAGTGTGAAATTCACATCGTTCTGGTTGTATTCTATCCGGTCAGAATAATCGATCACTGGAACATATGATACATGCACTATACCGTCTTTTACTGACAAGTACAGATTCATTCCAATTGATGCACCAAGCTTTATTAAACCTGTATAAAGATCTGTATATCTTGCAAACTGATATGAATTAATCGAAATTCCACTTTTATCTGCTACAAAAACGCTTTCAAGTCCACAAACTCTAAAAAGGCTCTGAAGCACATCTCCTATATTTCCCGATACAATCCTGTATGCAGAGCCATTTGGAGGCTCTATGATCTTACTCATAAGTACTCCCCTGAAACTTCTGCCTGAATATCTGATCTCATTATTCTCCGTTATCACTTTTACGGAATCTACAACTCCGCCATACTCTGTATCATTGACATACCACCAATAACCTCCATGCATGACATTGTTTTTAATGCCAACTGTAATCTCAAAATTCTTCTTATCAGCAATATCAAGATCAATTTCATATTTATGTAGACATCCCTCATCATTCAAATTCCGATCCATGTAAATTACATCCAAAGTGGTTCGCTCCTTTCAGCTTTCAAAAGCAAATCAAAGTTAAATGTAGAATTCCAATATACAACCTGTTTACCCGATTTTATTTTTTGAAAGATATCACTTCCCCTATTTCTATACCGAAACAGGTTCACTGTTGCACCATTCAATTTAAACAGCTTAATAGTCTGCTTCTTTGAATCGATCTCAACTCTTTCTCCTGTTTGTATCGTATAGTTCAATATATAAGTATGTCCGCCAATAGATATAGCTGGATTCTGTGCATACCCATATATGGTCAAGATAAATTCAGATTCACTAAAGCTATCATTTGCAACTTGTGCTGCATATCCCGGAGATGCCGTATAGTCATATTCATATCCGTATGGATAACCTCTGCCGGTTTCATCTACTGGTATATCTTTATACCGATATTCTTTTAAATCTTCTTTCACCCATGCATCTGCCGCTGTTACTATCTTTAACGACAGTTTTGTGTGTTGCCCTATTAGATAATCTGACTTATCACTTGCATAGATGAAACATTCAAGATAATAATTGCCAATATACAGTTTTCCGGGCACTTCATTAATGATATCCTGCTCAAACAGTTCAAACATATCATTCTTTACACGATTGCATATTCTTGGAGTTGGACAGCATATAGTGACCGGAAGTGTCTTTTCTGTAATTTTCTTTTGAAAATTCTCAACACACTTCCGATCACTATCATAGATCCACTGATAATTCCGGAGGTCATTTTCATTTGCAAAGATATATTTCTTTCCAAACTCAAGAACATTCCCCTGACTATTTACATATTTTATATTCTCAAGCATATGTTCTCACCATCCTTCCAAATTCTCTACCATCAATCTTAAGCTTCGTACCTTCTGTAAGTGCTCTTACCATGTATTCATACATATTTTCATCAATATGTCTTACCACCTCAAGAATCAAATACAGAACCTTTGATAACTCTGATTCATTGTCTACTGTTCTTCCTGTTGCTGCTGCCATCTGATCTGCTACCTTACTGATCCATTCTGTATTCTTCTCTAGCGGCACTACAGCCTCGGCTCCATTACCTTCAAGAATACCGACCTGACCTTTCTTAAGTACACCACCTTCCGCAAGCTGTGGTGCATTTAATTTATCAAGCTTATTAATTGATACTCCCGGAATCGCATTAATAACGGATATACAAGCATTGATTGCCGATATAAAACCATTAATGATCTTTGTCGCTGTACCTAATATGCCATTGATAGCTGCTGTAACGGCTCCCTTGATGCCATCTGCGATAGCTGTTCCGACCTTAGAAAAGATGTCCTTAATCTTCTGCCATGTATCTGAAAAGAACTTAACCATCGGCGAAAATGCATTCTTGATACCAGTCCAAGCCTTACCAAAAATGTCACTAAACCATGTACCTACTGAGGCATATGCACCTTTTATTCCATTCCAGATTCCACTGAAAAATCCAGTAACAGCCGACCAAACACTCTTAATTCCATTCCACGCTGTTGTAAAGATGTCTTTAAAAAACTTTCCTACTGCTGCAAATGCTGATTTTATACCATTCCATATACCTTTAAAAAAGGCAGGTGCTGCATTCCAGACTTTCTTAATGCCTTTCCAAGCCATTGAAAACGATTCACGACAGTTGTTGATAACTTCCATAATTGCAAGAATAGCTGCTTCCAATGTGATCTCAAGCATCTGGCAAAACCATTCAAGTATCGGTTTCAGCACTCCAAGTATCTCTTCTGATATCAGACTTATCACCTCAACAAGCGGAGGCAGGATCATATTGATAAGTTCCATCAATGGATCTAATATCATTAAGATCAAATTTATAATTGGATTGAGTAGATCAAGTATTGGCTGCAATAATTCCAGTACCGGCTGCAAAATCGAAATCAAAACAGGAAGAATCTGCGACACTATCTGCACAATAGGCGGTAAAAGCATATTGATCAAGTTCGTAAGCGGCGGCAAAATCGTCTGAACAATCTGCAATAGTGGTGGTAACAGTGTATTAACAAGGGATAATATAGTAGGTAAAATAGCTTGAAAAGTTCCAAATATAGACTGTAATGCAGATGTAAGTATCTGACCCAGTTCTCCACCTATACCTGGCAACAAGGTTTCAAGTATTCCCGGAAGGTTATTCACCAATTCAGACAACAACGATGTTGCGCCCTGTATAAGTGATGGCAGTATCTGTTCTATAAGTGGCGGTATATATGGTGCCAACTTCTGTGCAAGACTTGATATACCTGTAACTATCCTTGGCAGTGTATCCGCTATTCGTGGTACAAGATTGTCTGCTACAGCCATCACAGAATCAACAAGGTTATTTATCAGAACTCCCATATCCTGTGATGGGTCTGCCATTCCTGTGAGCAGATTCGTCCATGCAGACTTCATCATGCCGATAGATCCCTGTATTGTAGTTGCTGCTTCTTTTGCGGTTGTGCCTGTTATCCCCATAGCAGTCTGTACAACATGAATAGCCTCTATCATCTTATCAAATGATACACTATTGACATTATCTGCTGTCACAGTCATGGAGTCACCGAGTACACCAGAATCGTTGATAAGCCTTGCCATCTCGGATGCAGTACCACCATAACCAAGCTTCAAATTGTCAAGCATGGTGTAGTTTTGCTTTGCAAATCCCTGATATGCATTCTGTATAGATGCCATATCAGTTCCCATTTTGTTGGCATTATCCGACATGTCTGTTATGGCCAAATTGGCAGTTTCAGCCGCCTTTTCTGTGTCACCACCCAATCCTTGCAACAATGACGCTGAAAAGCTCGTTACAGTGTCCATATACTCGTTTGCCGACAGCCCCGCCGTCTTATATGCATTGTTTGCATATTCCACGACCTTATCTGAGCTGTCCTTGAACAGCGTCTCAACACCACCGACAAGCTGTTCATAGTCTGCATACTCGCTTACAGCCTTAGCAGTAATACCAGCTATTCCAGTTGCCACAGCGGTTGTTGCAACCACGGCGACCTTTGCGGCCTTGAGCGCAAACTTACCGATGTTGCCAAACACGGATCCCATCTTGCTGCTTGTCTTCTCAGCCTTATCCCCTGTCTCCTCAATTTTCTCAATTGCATCTTCATTCGATACTGCGATTCGCCCCAGTATCTTAAATACTTCCAAAAGGGTATACCCCCTTTCCTCGATAATAAAAAATAGAGACACACGTTCTGTGTGCCCCTATGGTTTAAAATTCTCTATGATTGACATAGAATCCCTTATGGTTGTTTCAAGTTCGCCTCTGCTCTCAAATGCTCCTGATTCGACAGGCTGCGAACTGCCACCTGATGTGCCATACAGCCTTGCCTTGAAGTCATTAAATGATATGTTCTCCCAGCACTTATGGATATACATATCCCAGAGCTTATCATCATCGTCAAGACGCACAAACGTGCATACAAACTCATCAAAGCTCTGATTGTCTATCATCGTATCAAGCAGAGTGTACGGATCCGCATATCGTTTAAATATGAGATCCATGAACTTGAGATATCCTACTGTTTCTTCTCGAACAATCTTGAAACAACCTTGATAAAATCCGAAAAGCCCGGAAGTGTAACCGCATCATACAACATCTGTGTGAATACAGAGAGGTCAAGATCTGCTACCTCATCCACAGTCATACCTGACAGGTGTGATAAGCAGACAAATATCTCACGCTGACAGTCTGACAGCTTTGTCAGGATCGCATCTGCAAGCTCGAATGCAAGACCAATACCCACATTCTCGAGGAACTTCGATGTGTCCTCATCATCCTCGCCATCACCAGTAAGCTTCTCACGTTCCTTTGCTATAAGCTCTTTGAACCCATTGCCACTGAATGAGTCTTTGAAGTCCTTTACTCCCAGCTTGCTGAACAGTTTCAGGAATGATGCTATATCTGTAGCCTTTGGATTTCTCAGCGTAGGCTTGATCTCCTGCACATCTTCCACTGTCTCTGCCTCTTCAACTGTCTCTGCCTCTTCAACTGTCTCTGCCTCTTCCACTGTCTCTGCCTCTTCAACTGTCTCTGCCTCTTCAACTACTTCTGCATTCTCTACTGCTTCTATATCTTTGTTCTCTTTTATCTCGGTTGTTCCCATGATTATCTCTCCTTTTCTATGTCAAATTACTCTGTATCTTCCGACTGATCTGTACTGGGTTCTATAGACTGCTTAGCCTGTTCCTCTGTCGTACCCTTAGGCAGATAGATATGGTATGGCAGTGTATCGGCCGCCGGTGACAGACCTGCATAGCACTCCATTGTCAAGGCAAAGGTACCGTTCTCCTTGTTCTTGCCCTCTATCTCAAGACCTGATGTGCAAAGAGCGTTATCAAAAATCACGATAACCGGACGACCATCTAAAAATCTTCCAATATATCCAAAGTTTTCGATATAATCGTCCTTTTCAATCCTTGCCTTTGATTCGATCACATCATATCCTTCTGCTGTTGATGTACCATCCTGTCCGATAATAGCCATCTTGATTGTCTCAGGCGACAGCTCCACCATGTTCGTATCCATCTGTGCTGTCTCGCCTGTCTTAACTGCCAACTCCTTAACCTTAACCGATGCACCATCGACCTCTATATCTTTGAGCTCGGGTTTGATTGACAGCTTCGTTCCGCCGGATGTAGCACCGATCAGAGATTCAGCAAAGTTCCATTTCTTACTTTCCGAGTCGTACTTTAAGCCCTTGTGGATGGTTCCTGCGCCAAAGACAATGTTCTTCGGTGTCTTGTCCGTAATACCGGATGACTTGAACTCTTCAAAAGTTAATGTATCTGCCATGTTATAATCACCTTCCATTCTTATATTCTTTAATCGTCAAATTAATCTGTATCCGTTTTAGTTCCGCATCCCCGGTTGGTACTGGTAATGCGTTCCCATAAAAAACAGCAACCCCTGTTCCATTATCAAGGATTGCTGTCCGTTCAATCTTTTCTTCTATTTTGCTTCTATACTTTTCAAGAGATAACCAAGAACCCCTGGTAAATCCTGTTACAATAAACTGTATCCCCTGTTCACCATCTTCATTTATGCTACCTGTCTCCGAGTATTCACCCACAAAATAAACTTCTGGCACTTCTTTTTTCCACTCCATAAATGCATATGGAATACCAAGCTCATCCGAAAGGATACTGTTGATATATTCTAATGTACATATCCGCAAGCTAACCCCTCCTTTCAGTCAGAAAGACTTTCTTTCATTATCTGCTCAGCTCTCTTTATGATCTTATCCTTGTTTGCATTAAAAGCATGCTCCATTGACCGATTCGGTCTTTTTCCATATGTATGATGATATTCACCTGATGCATCCTGATATGTCCATCCACCTTTACGGCCATCACATTTTAATGCATATTCACCAGTACCAAATTCATTCCAGATAGCATTTTCAAGCGGAGATCCTACAGTAGCAGTGCCTGTCGATTCATCTACCTCATAAGTCCATGAGCCTTTTAACTCACCTGTATCTACAGGAGAAGCAGATGCAATAGCACTTGCCAACTCACCTGCCGCCTCATACAGAAATGCCGTAATAGCGTCATTCATTGTAGCTTCAACCTCAATTCGGTTATCCTCAAATGTTATATCTGCCATTCTACTGCCCTCCTGTATATTTCAGATAGATCTCAAGCTGCTCATGCATACCCATAGGGTCATCTATCAGCATGATGTCATATACCTGACCATTAATCACCATACGGCTATTCTCAGCCTTAATCATGTCACTGAGCTGTTTATAATCAGCCACGAACATATGCGTGGATTCCTGCACCTTTGCATTGTATGTGGTATATTTGCTGTCACCACCTGAGAGATCTAGCCAACCGGTCAAGGTATCTTCAGATATCCATGTAACTTCCTGTTCCCCTATCTCATTCTTTGTAATTCTCTTGATCTGTATATCTGCAACAACATTTCCGCCTATTCCTCTCATGTTAAAACCTCGCTTTCATATATGGCTTTAAAAAGCCAAGAAGCGACTTTGGATATCCCATGAGGGAATTGTCGCCGTCCATATTGAAATAGGTCACAGAATGCCTACTGATGGTCTCAGACTGTACACCGACCTTATCCCGGTTGTTCAGGTCCCACGAGAGCATGTTTGCAACTCCCAGTTTGATATCCATCGGATATACTATCTTCGTAGCCATTACCACCGGCTCACTCACAAGCTCCTCATTCACTTCTATATGTCCATTGCCCATATCCACAACCTTGATTGTATATAAACCATCGTTGTAGTGTGATTCCGACACCTGCAAGGTATCACCGACTTTGAACAACTCAGAAGCATACTGAAAGCCTGTCACAGCGTCCACAGGAGCCACAAACCGCCTGTTTCTATCCTGAAAGTTATTATTTGTATATTTTCTGATCAGGAGTTCCAGTGCCTGAAGCTTTGCTTCAAGCACCTTATCCTTTACTGCACCAGTATCAACATACTCTTTCAGTTCATCAACAGTCATGATCATATGACCACCACCTTACTGTGCTGTAACTGTATAACCATCATGCTCCATGAACCAGTCTGCCATACGCTTAGATGTGATCTCTGCCTTTCCATTAGCGAACTGCACACCACCGGCACCGATTCCGCAATATGATGGATTTCCATTTACTGATACAATCCATTTTGATTCCTTTACTGCTGCCATATCCTATCTCACCTATCCTTTCTACTTACGCAATCTTGATGTTACGAAGCGCACCTGCATGCTGTGTGTTTTTAAGAACTGTAGCTGCGATCATCTCTACTTCAGCATCCTTTACTGTTCCCGGCTTACTGAAATCAGGCAGATACTGATCAATAACTGAACCACCATTCAGGCTGATTCCGTGGAATCCATCGTTTACATCAAACTTGACTGCATAGATATCTGTAAGACCTGTTGTTTCTGTCTGTTCAGATCCAAGTTTTCTCTTAAGGCCTTTCTTAACAACAGAATTTGCAACAGCTGATCCACTTGATACGGTGTAATGATTCTGCATATCGATAAGCTTCACTCCATCAATCGTAGTGATACGCTTTCCGAATGCTTCCTCACTCTCTGTCTTGTATCCAAGGATACGGGCTACAGTCTGAATCTTTGTGATCATCTCTGTGTTTGTAAGCACTGCATCAGCATCTGTAGTCTTGATAAGGAGACTCAGAGCCTCATAGAACTCATCAGCGTTTGCTTTGAGTGAAGTGATAGATGAAAGATCAATAGCCTTGTCTGTGCCGTACTCTGTCGTTGTTCCAGCAATCATAGAATCAAGACCCTGAAACTCCGGATGATCACCAGATGCTGTTGTGGTTGCATCTCCATTAATCAGCGTGTAGTGGAATAAAGACACGATTGCCTTGATATGTTCCTCGATCTGATATGCCATGTTGTCAAAGTTACCAGCAACCTTATTGAGCACTCTGTCCATCTGAACTGCTCCGCCCATGATCGCAAGATTTGCTTCGCACTCCTGCTTTGTAGCTGCTGATGCAGTATAAGAACCGCCTATCTTTCTAAACTCCGCTGTAGCTGGAAGTACTTTTCTGAGATACTTATACTTCATTGTTGAGCCACCGCCTGATGCTGATACACAGTCATCAAATGTCAGTGACTGTAATACTGTTGACTGTCTAAGAAAGATATCCACGATCTGTGAAAATACCTTGTCACTCATACCTTTCTTAAGTTCTTCTAATGTCATTGCCATAGTTTTCACCATTCCTTTCTTTTACTGGTTATTTGCATTTTCATACTGCTGTTTTAATGCCTCTGCAAGTGTCTTCGGTTCGCTGTTATTTGCGTTCGGATCACCCTTCTGAAGCTGGTTTTCAAGGATGTTCTTCTGGTTACTTCCAGCACTTTCAAACTGGTTCGGAAGCTGTGTCTTGAGATCTGCAAGCATGCTATCCCATCCTTTGATGTTGCCATCATCGTCCAGTTTAAGCTCCGTATTCTTTTCTTTCAGGTATGCCTTTAATTTGTAAGCAACATAATCAACATCACTTACATGAGCAGATAATAACGCAACTTTAATAGCTGAATTAACTCTCGTTTCCTCAAGTTCCTGCTGCAGTCTTGTATTTTCAGCTTCATAAGTAGAAATCTTCTGCTGCATCCCCTCGTCGCCTTTAGATGCTTTTTTCAGTTCCTCAATGAGCTTATTTGCATTGCCAATCTCTGTGTCTTTGCCAGTGATCAATCCATTGAGTTTTTCAATCTCTGAATCATACTTCTCTTTGCTGACGTACTTGCCCTCGGACAGATCCGTATATCTGACATGATTAAGTTTATCCGGCTCTGCGCTGTTCTTCTCGTCAATCTTTGCCTGTACCTGTTTGTACAATTCTTCTCCTAACAGTTCCTTTAATTCCATTGTTCCATCCTTTCTTGGCTTTAATCGTAGCCACACATGGCAGTTATCACTCTTGCCGGAGTTATTTTATCGTCACAGTTTTACCGCCTTAAGCCGATTTTTGGGCATAAAAAAAGACCATGTTTTTATCATGGTCTAAATTACTAATTATTTAATTGCATTAGAAAGCACTCTGCTAATGCGGAGTGCTTTCTCTATTCACTGTCAACACTATTCCTGTTTCACATTTGTCGCATTTAAAAACTTTTGTAGTTTTAGGATCCCCAACTGCGGAAATATACCCCTCTTTGCAACGTGAGCATTTAATTTTTTCACCGTTTCTCATACGTTTTATACGTTCTAACGAATTATTTGTATACATATCTACCATCCCCTTATGTGAGTTCAGGATACAACTTTTTTACTAATTTTAGTATATCTTCTTTATCTTGTTGTGTCAATTCTCCCTTTCGATGGATAGTTTCAGCTTCAAAACATTTTACTTCCTCATCTAAAGTGCCCTTTCCGCCTAATTTTCTATGTGTTGCCTCATGTATTAAAATCTCCGCTGTCTTAGCCGTGGTTTTTGTTTTATCACAAAATACAGAAATAACATCATCCATCGAGTCATAATATCCATACAGACCATCAGGGTTATCTATGCCATAGAGCAACTTAATTGGCACTTGATTTTTCTGTATGTATTCAAGGCTTTGCTTTCCTATATCTGATTTACTCATATCTTTCATAATATTTCTAGGTCTGATTGAATCTGCCTTAGTAATATTTATAGTATCAAATATACCTTCCGAAATAGGTTTCTTACGATACATCGGATTGCCATCAAGCAATCGTTTGTACTTACTATATTCTTTATCAGACATAGTATCCAATACCTGTCTGAAGTTCTTCCTACCATACTTCTTTTCCATTTCAGTCACATGGTTCATGTAAGCAATATTCTCATCAGACCAGTATTTTTTCTTGAATTCCTCGTATTCCTCTGGAGATTGAAATGAGACAATCTCCTTGGAGAAATTGTCCATTTTTATTATACCGCCTTCCAATGCCCATCTAGCATTCTGCAATAAACAGCAACGGCAATTACAATCTTCTGCTGGATCTCCAAACATCCCCGGAGCATCTACCTGTATACCACCAGCTTCAAAAGGTTCATCTATTTCATTAATCTGTCCATCAAGCAACCTGTGTAAATCCCTTGTTTTTCCATCAAGAGTAGCATCCCATTTTTTTACTATATCTGCTCCTCTATCTTTGGCAGCCCTCTGCGCATCCATAGCAGACTGCACTTGTATGCGATGCCCTTCTGTTCTTGTAATTCGTATAGCATTATTATAAGCTTTAGAAAAAGCTGTATATCTGAATGTTCTCGCCATATTTGCAGCAATTTCATTATAGGTTTTTCCTGCTGCTACTCCCCTAGACACTTCATTACAAACTGATTTTTTTAGCTCGTTTACATCTTCACCAAGACTATCATATAATGGCTTGCTTAACTTGCTATCTGTTTCAACAGCCCTAACAACAGCTTTCTGATCTATAGCAGTAACGATAGGTATACCCTGTCCATGCAGATCATACATAGTCCCGACATAGCCATCGTTGTAGCACTTTGTCAGATAATCTGACACGGTTGCATATGCATTACTCTGCAAGGCACTCAAGGCACCTTCAAGCTGTGCCTTCAGTGCCTCTTGATATCTTCTCTGATATATTATACTTTGCAGATTTTCCATATCTGTCCTTGCAGACAACTCTCTGATCTTCTGCTCACAATCTCTCAGTGCCTGCTTATATGTATGCTTCAGACTGGCAATAGTTTTTTCCTCGTTATGTAGTTGTTCCTCAATTACTTCTTTCTGTCTCTTATTCATATTACATTTCAATAGACATCGTGAAAGCTCTTACTTCTCCCTGCTTAATTGTTACCGGCTCGAATGTTTCTCTTGCCATCAAATTTTTAAAATATGCGCTTGGTGTTGCTCCTGTTGTTCCATCTGTACACCATGCCAAAAACCATCCAATTTCTGATACAGTTATATCTTCGTTGCTATTGTTTTTTACCGTTATCGTGAATACTCGATTTGTATTGTAGTTTTCCTTATAGCTTTCTATAATGCTTACTACATGCAAGCCGCCCTCAGAATATGCATAAGGAGCTTCTAACGTATAGTCATCCTTCGCTGGTTCTGTCGTTCCAGATCCAAGGAAGATATAGCTTCCGTTGTAAAACGTATCTATTGAATAGTCGCCCAGTGGTGCATTTGCGTATATCTGGTTTAAATATGCATCTATCCAGCTAGAACTACCTACGTTGTTATCTACTGTCTTTATCTCCCCATTTATGTCCTTAAATGTAGTAGTCACCCATTCTCTTGATAGAAATGCATTTAACAATTGCATAAAATTTGGCATTATCATTTTTCGTTTACCTCCTAACTTAATTCTTTTATTGCTGTAAAATCTTCCGTTCCTTTTGTTTCAAAATAAGTATCCGAAACATTGTCATATAGCTTTGGTTTGCCATCTGCATCATATTTTGGTACAAAATCACGAACAAGTGTGTCACCGTCATAAATTTTGCAATAATAAATATCTCCTATTTCACCCTCTGAAAATAACAGTACATTATTTTCATTTGAAGAATAATCGAATGTCTGTTTGCTTCCTGCCGCAAGCGTTTCACTCGTCTTTAAATCTTTGATATAACAGTTGCCAAGCTCATATTCATATGTCTTTGTTACATCGTCAGATCTAAGTATACATCGACCACTTTCTCCACCATAGTCAAGATAGAAACCATTTCCGTACCCAAAAAACCTTAGTGCAGTTGCTGGATCGACATACATTCCAGCAAAATTAATTCCTGTCAGTTTGTCCATTTTGAATTTAAGTTGTATTTTAATTGTGTCTTTTGCTTTTACTCCAGTGTCAACCCAGCTGTTTCCATCCGAATGCACAGCGACAAATTTTTCTTCAAGCTTGCGACTTGTAACCTTTGTCTTTATTGCTTCGCCCACATGTGTTATTGCACCGATCTGGTTTGATGTGATCGTCTTTATCGCATCGCCCGCATGTGTGATCGTTGATCCTGAACCTCCTGCACTGCCTCCTGTCTTTATCTGACGTACATTTTCGGCCATAGTTGCAAAGCTGTCTGTACTTTCAGTAGCCACTCCTTTCTCAGTGATGGCACTGGCTACTTCTGTTTTTCCATCACTGACAGATTTTTTTAGGTTTTCTTCCGTTTCTTCTATCCTTTTCAACCGATCACCAACAATCTTTGCATCTGCCGCTTCACCGGATATAGACAAAGTAGAATCGACCTTAATCAAATATTTCATAAACTGTGCAATGATATCTTTCTCCTGCCCGCTGTCTATTGTCTTTCCAAGTTCGCAACCATCAAGAACCCTGCAAACTGAAAGCTCTGTATTATACTCATGCGTTATATTCGATTCCTCATCAATCTTTGTAAAGCAGATCACGAAGCCAACCATGCCTGGGACTCTGCAAGCCGTAGCCCCTACGATCCACGAAAATGTAATATAATCTTCAGTTGTGAGCATATCATCAACGGCATAACAATCTGTCTCATTGTCCTCATTCACATAATTGACCTTTATGCTGAACTCAGACATATCATTATTCTGATAATATCTCGGCATTTTAAAATGCTTTCTTGTCACATTTTTATCATGATATACTCCGAGTATCTTCTCATTTCCCGGAAGTGTGATCTTTCTCAAATTGCTATCTATTTTGCAATATGTAATATTCTCCATCTTTATTCTTCACCACCTTTTACCGCTTTCAACAGATCCTGCGCTTTTTTCGTATCGTCTTCTTCCTTTGCCGGTAACTTGTCTTTTATCTCCTCATAGTCAATATCTAACCAATCGCAAATAGCCTTAACTACAGTCTCATCATCAAGCACATTCGCAACACTCAAGATCGTATTAATCTCTGCCTGTCTGGTTTGCGCTTCGGTCAGCTTGATCTGTGCATTTTCCTGCGCATTACTCATAATCTCATGGGTAAACTCAAACCGGACATCCTCAACCTGATATGCAGTTCCATCCGCATTGTTAATCTCATCTACGACTATCTCAACCAGCTTACGCAGCATCTTCTTGAGATTTTTCTCTATCTTTTTTGCTTTCAGATCCAGAAGTGAATAGGCCGCTTTAATTGCTATATTCGTAGTTGCTGATGTATCTTTAAGCCCGGCGGTGTTTAGCCCCATACCAAACCGGTATATGTTCTTCTCGTCAAGTTCAAGCTTCGCCTGTCGTGCCTGATATGGGACATCAACAGTTTTAATGTCAATTCCGCCCTCTTCCCCCAAACCAACTATCTTCTTTGTCTTAAGGTTGGTCTGAAGCTCATCAAGATTATCTCCCTCAAATCCTTTTATTGCATAGATTGGGGAATCAAAGTCAATGAGATTGTTTGACAAGCTTGAAGCCATCAAATCATAGTCATCTATAAGTGGTTTCACCGGTCTAAGGCTTGAAAACTGCTTCTTATTGTTATCCAGCCGGATAAATGGAATATACCCAAATCCATCAAAGTAAGTAGCATCTTTCTTATCTCCTTGTGTATATAATACATGCGGTCTCGGATTTACCTGCTTTGATTCATCAAGCTGTACATCTCCACCATCAACCTGAGTATAGAACCATGTTTCTTTTTCATCCCATACCTGTATGCGTTTTATTATCTTTCTGCCCTTGTCGATACGTTCAATGTAATGATATATCGTATATTTGCATCCATCGTCCGCATCCTTTTCTCTGACTTCTATTACATCCAGCGCATCAGCCGCCGCAAATGCCATCTTATCTTTTGCATTTTTGTACGCATACATATATGCCCAGCCCTTTACCTGACTATCTGTGATACAATCTGATAGTTCAGATATAAAGCTATCATTGTTGTTAAAATAGTTATCCATATAGGTCTGTAGCTTCTGATCATCTGCTACAACAAACCGATCATCAGACAGCACATACTGAGTACACTGATCAACAAGCTCCGTAAAGAACGGATGCGATATCCTCACATTGCTCCGTGTTAGATCTTCTACTAACTTGCCATCTGCATTGTAGTAAAACAATCTATACTTGTTTATATCGTGATCTCCGTCATAGTAGCGTTCGCCTGTTCTGGCAAACTGCTTCTTATCTGATGTTTTGTCATTATCAATCAATACCTTTATTTCATCAGTGGTTAACACCTTTTCACCTCGCTATACCAGCCATGTTCCCTTCGGCTTATCATTCTCATATACACCAGTCAGAGTATCAGGCGCATCATCGTGCGCATTCTTTCCCTCTTTCTGATATTTCCTTATTGCTTCCGCAAAATCCGGCCATCTATCTTCCCAGTTCACCGGAAAGACTACATTCTGCATTACTCCTGTACTGTTCGACAGGATTCTCGATATCTTATTCTTTGATTGAAAGAACCACTGTATCTTAGTATGGGTATTCCCTAATGCTTTCAATTCTCTTATTACATTCCTGCTGAATCCACGACCGCCATTGTTACTTTCTATCAAAGCATTACCAACATTATTCTTGGTAAGCATCTGAGCTGTCGCTGGTTCAGTCACTTCCATAGGTGCCTTTGTATATAAGACATCAAGTATGTAGTATGTACTCTCATACATGCCATAACAAATAGAACACAGGTAATCACTACCTGTGTCCGCTGTATCTGTATAATTCAATATATATTTGAACAGGCTATTGCCCTTACTATCCCTTGGAATATCCGTATACGTCTTGATATGGCTGTATAATCTGCCTTTGACATCTATTGGCTCCTGCTGATAGTTCGCAAGGACTATATCCTTATTCATGTTCTTTGTTTTTATCTTGTAGTCCTTATATGACAGGATAGCTTCACAGAGCATTGTTCCATCGTCTTGTACTGCCTTGTAATTGATATGTACTACATCGTCATAGTTTGCAAGTACATAACCGGCTAGATCCTTTGTTGACCATCTTGTCATTATTATGATAATCTTGAAATCATTCTCGGTTCTGGACAGCATTGTATTGTTGAACCAGTCAATCTGCTTCTGCAATACTGATTCATTGTAGGCTTCCTCACTGTTCTTGATAAGATCATCTATTATCATAATGTTACAACCAAATCCGGTTGCTGTTCCTGTTGGAGATGTTGCAAGGTAATTAGCCTGTTGGCTGCCCTCAAGACTCCATTTCTGTGCTGCAGCCTCTCCGTATTTTATTTTTGTACCAGGGAAGATATCTCCATATGTCAGAATACCCTCTGTAGGCTTTTCTGCTATAACATCCCTGACAGCCTTTGCAAAGGTTCCTGACAGGGTCTCATTATATGAGCCTGTCATAACCTTTTTATCTATACCATATTTACCGAATAGCCACTGGACAAATTTTGTAGCTGTTCGTGACTTTCCATGTCGTGGCGGCATATTTACAACCATTATCTGTTGTTCTGCATCCTCTACAAACCACTGTAGCTTATCTGCAAGATCATGCAAGAACGCTCTGTCGTTACTATAGAAATCAGGAGAGGTTAGCTTACAATATTGCCAGAACTCTCTCTTTGATAGTTCTATCTTTAGCTGTTGCTGTAATAAAGGGTCGTGTCTATCAAACATCATCAATAAGTTTCTTCAATTCTTCGGTCGTAAGCCCCTCAAATGCATTTGGTGTGGTATTCTTCACTTCTACTTTTTCCGTGAACATACCTAAATGCTTACCAAGAAGCTCCAATGCCTGTATCTTGCTATACGGCTTTATTTCAAAGCCGTCTCGACCCTTTTTAATCACTGCAATAGCTTTCTTCTGATCCTCTGTCAGATCATCCGTCAGGATAGGCTCAACCGTCCTATATTTCACTGGATTGCCGTCCTCATCAAGTACCGGCACCATATTCCCATCAACCTCAATCATGGCATCTTTTTCAACAACCTTTGCATAGTCAGATGCCTTTGCAAATGCAATCAGTGCCAGTTCTCGTAGTACACTGTCCTGAGTTATCTCTGTGCGTTTTTCACGCTTCTTTTGTAGCTCAGCTATATGGTTTTGAACTGAAGTTTTCTGAAGCAGTTGATACGCTAATTGTTCAGCTGTTTTCCTTGAATACCCAGCCCTTATAGCCGCCTGTGTGGCATTAAGGTCAATCAGGTATTCATCACAGAATCTCTGCTGTTTAGCTGTCAGTTTAGCCATAATGTCACACCTTCTTTCTGTTACATTCTCACCTCAAACAAAATAGCCCAGTGGCAAGAGATTATCATTCACATTAAAGGGGTGGGAGAGGGTTTGTATAACCACTGGGCATAAGAAAAGGGACACAACCTTATGGCAACGGCTATGTCCCTTATGAATCAATACTATATAATTTTACCATACCAGTATAGCACGTTTGAATGTGGCATTTTGTGGCAAAATTATAAATTTTTTCTCTGGAAATCTAACAACGCCCATCCATGCACCCTGCGGATATGGTCGTATGAGTAGCCAAGTTCTTCCGATATCTCTTTCAGCCCCTTATACTCAATATACTTTTCAAACAGCACATTGATATACTTTGGATCATCAAGCATATGGATCTGTCCAATTACCTTATGCCTTAACTCCGTGAACCGCTCTATATCCTCATGTATCTCATTTTCAAGATCAACATACTTTGCCACTTTCCCACTCATTGATTCAGAAGCACTTGTCTGTACCTTTTCCTTGGCATAGTCAAATGCTCCTAAGCCTATTGCATTGTCTTTAAGGCTATCTAATTCTATCTTCTTCTGCTGTATTTTCGTATCAAGCGTTTCTACCTGTTTCAAGTACTCTTTCGCTATATTCACTACCTAATCACCTCACTTCTGATCTGATCCGTGATGCGCTCCCACTCACGGATGAATCTGAGCACCCATAACGCTGGATATTTTGACCTGCCAAGTTTATCTGATATTCGGCTGGCTCGATCCCAGTCTGGATCACTTGCTATTTCTGTTGCAACTCTTGGCATATCTCACACCCCCAATCTGGACTATCAAAAATGTTGCCCCTGACACAACAATCATCTAACACTTCATAGCTTTCAGCTGATAATCTTCCGGTTACTTGGAATGAAAGTGTTTCATCATCCCACACAACTTTTCCCTTACAACTAGCTTCTGCCAGTCCACCTTCTGTGCTGTATGTATCCAAGAAAGCAACAATATCATTCTCCCAAATTAAATGGCCGTTCTCATCTGTCATACCTGTACACTGACAGATAGTATCTGGTCTCACTTCAAATGCAAAAGGTGCCCCTGCTTTATTGCTGATATACCATTTATTTTCCTTACAATGTAAAAATCCGCTTACCCATTCCCCATTGCAGGTTTTTGCCTTGAATAAATACCTATCTTTCATCTGATTCATCCAACTCAACCTCTCTTTCTGCCATAAGCCAGTTCAATGTACATTCCTGACAAAACTTATCATCCTTGTGACATTCAACCTCATCAACCCCTATCTCATTCGGGCACATTACAATCTGCGCAAGATCCACATCACTGAGCGACCGGATATAATCTCCGTTGGTCAGTGGCTCGTAGTTATCCGTCGCATTCTTGGTACAGTGTACACATGGCTCATCTGTTTTATATCTACTCTGGTATTTGCATGTCTCACAGCTCTTATCCTGTACTGGTACTATTTCCATCGAATCTCTCCTCTCCTGATCATCTCAACAATATCTATTCTGGTGAAGCTCTCCCGGTAGCCGTATTCACTCTTCATCACTATGTGATGATCGTAAACCTCCACAATGGTCCATTTTTTCCATGTCATGATAAAATTTCGTCCACTGGTAGTTTCTTTTGTATGAATCCGCACGACCTGCCCCGGTCGGCAGATCATGTTGTATGTAATTTCTATCTCAAAATTTGTCATGTTGTTTCTCCTTTTTACTCTGTCAGAAATTTATTTACAAAATACTGCTGTCCCTTACCGGTAACCTTTGGTGTTCTGTTGATCCGGATTGAACCATCCGGGTTATTGATTGTGCTTTCTTTCACCTCAAACAGTTTCATCTCCATACTTCTCTGAGTTGGCATATTCCAATCTGAGCCATTCCGTTTGATAAGATAGCCATTGTCACGAAGCCACTTAAACAAACGCTTCTGACCGATGTTTACACCATTCTGGCTTATCAGCTTTGCAAGATCTCCGATCAATATGGATGTGTGACTTGCAGCTACCGCATCAGCGAATATTGCCTTTGGCTTCATAGTCTCTATCTGCTTGTTCCTCTCAAGTATCTTGTTCTGGGCTACCTGTAAGGCTCTGGCCATGAGCTCATCATCTGACATTGTTTCCTGTCCGGCTATGTACCAGCCGTTCTTGCGGATGGATGGAAGCACCTCACTTGTCACCCAGCGTTTGAATCTATGCAGTTTTTCTATTCTTTCATCTACAAGGGAGTCATTTTGTGACACACCCTTTGCTTTCTGCGGCTGCATTTGAAAAAGCAAAGAGTACAAGCCACTTTCATTGATAACTATCATGTTTTGTTTTCCGCCCGGGGTCTCAATTTGTGATATTCTCTTGTCATCATCATCCACACTGGAAAGACTTCTCCTGTAATTTGTGTCTCCAAATGACTCACAAACATCCTTTCCGACAAGCCAAGGCTCACCATTCTCTATCAATGTTCTAATTTCCCCAAACTCTTTGTTCTGAAATATCTTTAATTCGTTCATGTAATCAATCTCCTTTTCTTCTTGTTTTTTGAATCGGAGCACCATATAATTAGCTTACAAGGTACTCCTTGCAATAAGACAATTTCCTTGCTGGCTAGGCGAATTGGGATTGTCTTATTTTTTTGTCTCTTTCATCTGATGTAAAATCAATCAATAGTTCAACAAAGTCCTTGCTCAGACTTTTGTTGCCTCTTAAATTGACTACTGCCTCCTGAAAAGATTCATCTGATAATTCGATCATCAACTTGATGATTTCCATAAGTTCAAGCATATGTATACCTCCTTAATTTTACGACATAATATGTCGTTTTATACATCTGTATACTACGCTATAATATGTCGTAATGTCAATAGCTTTTTGGAGGTAATTTTTATGTTTAATGATAGACTTCGGGCAACTCGCATTTCTAGGAAAATAACTCAGCAACAAATTGCTGATGCTATAGGCATTGCTTTGCGTTCATATCAGCGGTACGAAAGTGGGGACATCGAACCTCCGTATATATCTTTAATTTCTCTTGCAAATTTTCTTAATGTTCCAGTTGACTTTCTTTTAGAGCGTGACGATTATCTTCGTTCTCTCGGAGTATCCGTTGATGTATCCCTAAAGTGTCCTCCAAGACGTCCCAATTCTCAAAAACACCATTAGAATGTCCCGCTTCAATCCTCTGGTACTGTCTTAAACTTATATTCAGTAGGTCTGCCATATTCTGTTGTGTCATTCCTTTTGCCTTTCTGGCATTTTTCAAATTATTTCTCATAATAACCACCTCCGTTTATCATGGCTGCACCTCCGGGTAATCATAAATATTCATCTGTACCGCTGGTTCATCTTCCCATGCGACACCTATGTAATCTAACACTCTTCCCCAACCGAACTTCTCACCAGTCTTCGGATCAGTGCAGCACCGGTACATATAAAATTCCCATTCCTTTGGATTCCGTTCTCTGAGCCTGTCAAACCTGTGCGGTCGTTCTTCCATGTGGATTCCAAAACCACACATACTGCATCCGGTTCTCTGCGCTCCTGTTGTCCTAAGTTCTCCGTTATCATTCACAATCTGACCATATATAGCCGGTATGATCGTATCAACCGGTTCATAAGGTATTACATTTCCATCCTTGTCCTTACTGTACGGCTGCTCATAATAAAGTTTTGCGAACACATCTGTGTGTGCGTGATACCAGGCATCCATCTCCTGCGCAAGTCTTAATATGTCATTTCTTAGATATGGGGCAAATGGGGCTGATCGCATAACCGTTTTGCCATAATAGTTACATCCATGATCTGTAAGAGCTTCTTCTCTCTGCCCACCTTCAGATGCCATCATTCCAAGGAACGGATAACTTGAATGTGCTCTTGCCCAGTCGTCACATGGCTTTTCTTTCAAATAATAGCAACAATCATTTGATACCTTGAAATTCGGTTTGTAATACATAACCCCTTCATTCTCGTTCTCATATCCACCAAACAGATTAAGCCACTTCTGTGGAAGTTTCATACGACTGTTCTTCTGGAAGTGTCCAAGCTCTCCGCATTCCCCTGTGATGATCGCATGTCTGACGGTCTTGTTATTCTCTGTAGGGTTCTGAAGCAGGGCAATCTTGCCAGCTATTCTCTTACTAATAACTGGGAACCCAACTTCATTGAGTACTTCCACTTTTGTCTTAAGTGGTTTCAGAATCGTTACTCCAAGTGCTTTGTGTACCCTCTGTATGCTTTTATCTTCCAAAGAAGATACTGAGATCGCTGGAATACTGATTCCAACTGACTTCAAAAATACATTTAATGTAATACTATCAAGTCCACCCACACTCACATGAGCATTTTTATCTCGCTTGTCCATCTGCTCTATGAACTCATAGGCTCTTAACTTTGATCGTACAACTTTGACCTCATACGGTTGTCTCTGTAACGCAATCATGCGATCTCTCGCTTCTTTCTTTCGCTGCTTATACTCAGCAATCCCCTCATCTGGCTTATCAATGTCCAGCTCTCCATCCTCGCCAAATACACGAAGGATCAAATCGTCTTTTTCTTCATTCATTTTTTTAAAGGAACCCGATATATCGTTACCCCGGCCGGAGGTTCGGTTCCTTTCTTTGATTTATTTTTATCTGCTCCGGAGTTCTTTCAACTCCTCAAGCATATCTGCGATCTCTGTATGATACTGTCTGTTCAGTTCAATAGCTGTATCATCTGCATCTTTTTCCAACCCCGCATGTTTTGCTTCCCATCTCTCATGCTTTATAGCTTCGTCAATCTCCATCATCCACTACCTCCTCAAAATCACAGGATCCGCATAAGGGGCATATAGCCCGGTACTCATATGACGGCTGTCCATGATATTCACCCATGCACTCTCTTTCCATGTCCGGCTCTTCGAACTCTGCCTGACAGTCAATGCATTTATACATTCTCACCACTGTCCTCTTTCTTAAAATGATATTCCATCAAGTCCGCAATTTTCAGATATTCATCTGCAACCTTACCATCTCTGGTTCGCTTAACCTGTTCCCGGAATTCGTCAATCGTTCCATAGAAGCGGCCACATGTAACCCTTACCTCACCATCATGGCATCTAAAAAATGTTGTTGTTCTATATACGGTTCCAAAGCCCTTGATCACCGCATAATCAGCATTCCCACATACATAAGCATTACCGGATACCCATGCATTACCGGATACCCATGCATCACCGGATACCCCAGCATCACCGGATACCCAAGCATTACCGGATACATAAGCATTCCCACATACATAAGCATTCCCACATACATAAGCATTCCCGGATACCCCAGCATCACCGGATACCCAAGCATTACCACTCTGGCTTAAATTGTCCTCCTTTTCAATCCAGCCGCCTAAGTCTCCTGCTTTTACACCATGTTCCTCAATATCAACAAGAGCCTTAATTCTAAAAAGTTTTCTACCTAAAAAGTTAAAACAAAATTCACTTGTTAATTCAAATTTTTTCATTCTCTGTCTCTCCCTTCCAACATCATCATGCTGTTGCTCTGTATCTTCTGTATCGCACTTCTGAGCTTTGCCGGCATCAGAGCATCCTTCTGCTTCCGCTTTGCAAGCTCCTCATAGACCATTCTGAAATTCGCCCGGTCAATGTCGATGTTCTCGCTCCTGCAGATATTCACAAATCCGCCGATCTGGGTCACTGTTCTGGCGGTCAGATCATCAAGTGTCATCATTGCATCCTGCGGCCTGTATGATCCATACATTCTGATCGCATGTAAAACAGTCTCCCATGCCTCACTCCACGCCGGTATCTCTCCCTGTCTTACCTCACAGCACATCTGCCGGATCTCAGCTATTGATGGTGACCATTTGTTTGTTGATACCCATTTGTTGAGTGCTGTCTCTGCCACTTCATACGGCAGATCCTGAAGCTGTCTGTACCAGAGTTCCATTGCTGGTCTGTTCGGCAGTAGATTCTCTCTTGGGTAGTATGTTTTCAAGCCCATTGCAAACTTTGCAAACTCCTGTTCCGTCATTCCGCTTTGCTCCTCTCCACTTTTCACACCTGCCATGCATCTGCCGGATCTCGTCTATGTACGAATTATCAAGATCACAGACATGTAATACTCTGCCTGTATCTGAAAGCGTACAGGTCTGGTTATGTCTGCAGGTGTTACATCGTTTATTTTGTTTCATGTTCATGTATGATCTCCTGTTTTGCTTTCTCGATAAGCTCGGTCAAAACTACCTCTCTCTGCTCATCAACCTGATCTGCTATGCCGAATAGATCTGCAAGTGCAGCAGTTGTGATCTGAGCCCATGCGATCTGCTCTGCAAGTGTATCGTTCATTTCTTCCGCTTCACTTCTGGCTTCTCTTCTGGTCGTCTCATTGTTCCACCACCAAGTGAATACATTGATCAATAATGCAAAACATGAGATACACTGTCTAACCAGACGCCCCTTGCCATAGTGTCTTGCGATCAACTTAATTTTTCTTGTTGCTGAATTATCCATCTCTTTCTTCATCTGCGAAGCCTCCCTTTTCTGCTCGTTCCTGCGCCCATTCAGCCATCATCTTGTATGATTCATCCAACTGATCTGCTACCCGGTTGTTCCCGGAATAATTTGGCTTTGCTGTCGGTGCTGTATTTGCATAGTTATCATCAAGGACCTTTGCCATGTTGGTATCCTTTAACAGCCAGTCAAATGTGGCTATCCAGTTTCTGTTGTTCTTGCCCTTCAAGAAGTCCGATGCCTCAGCTTTCTTGAACATTTCCTCAAAATCATCAAGCGTGTAATGATTAAGCCTTGCCTTGATTGCCTTTTTTCTGGCATCTGATAAACACTTAACAACCGGGAGCGAAGGGCAATGGGCATTGTACATCTGGACAATGCGATCATAGTCGATTTTCTTTTCTTCTACTTCTTTTATCTCCCTCTTATCTCTTTCTTTATCTTCTTCTCTTTCTTCTTCTGCATCGTCTACAAGATATCTCGTAGAATCTACGGTAGAATCTACAGTAGATTCTACAAAGCTATCTACAGTAGTTTTTTTTGCTTTCTGTTTATCTCTCCATCTTGACTGAGCCATACGTTTACTTTCTCTTATCTTATCCATGCCCTCAGTATTCTGGTGTTCCTGCCATCCGGCAACCGTTATAAAATCACCGGATCTAATGATCATTCCAAGCTGTTCAAGAGATAAAATAGCCTGCTTTACGATGCTTTCCTTAAATCCAAGCTCATCAGCAAGCATCTTGGTTGTGTAAGGAATGTCCTCTGTAAGAAAGATTCTTCCATCAGAATTACATTTCCCTGCCATTGTGAGTAACATGATCCAAATAAGTACAATATTGTTTCCATCTGGCAGTTTTCTCAAATGCTTGATCTTTCTGTTATCAAACATTCCGGTTGTAATCTTTATCCACTTCACATCTGCCATTCTGGTCACCCTTTCTTGCATACTCCCTGAAAGCCTGCTCATTCTTCTGCCGCATCTTCCGCACATATCTGTTGCCGGCAAGCCACGGATTTGCCGCCTGTATCTTCTGCCTTGTACGTCTCACTGTCTCGGTTGTTGGTAAGCCGAACTCTGACAGATGCAGGAAGAACTTTGGAACAGAAACATGATCAATATTGTATCCTTGCTTTTCTCCAATCTGCTTACATACGAGATAGTACAACCGATTATCACTACTTCTTGCTGCTATATCTTTTTCAAGGACTTCATAAACAACATCCTGTGTGGATATCAGCTCTTTTTTCTTCTCTTCGATGAGGTCTGTCATCATACCCTCTATACCTCCTTAATTCGTATTCCATAACGGTGGAGCATCAATTTCCGCTTGATCACATAATCTTTCGTTCTCACACCCTTAGTGTCTTCTACGACTATATTCTCACCCTCTTTGTAGACAAAATCGGCAACATAGTAGCAACTCTGTTCTATGACCTTACCGGGCTTATATTCGCCCTTATGAGGTCCAGCCTTGTACATCTCAGTCGATTGTTCTCTCTGTCTCGGTATAAGCTCGTATCTGACCTGTCTCTTGAGGTCTGTGATCTCTCCTGCCTTTTCTAACAGCTTAAGCTCCATGTACCGGTTTGCTTCTTTCTTGGAATCAAATAGAATCCCATCGACCTCAACCTTTTTATTCCTGTACTTTCTGTCCAATGATGCTTTCTTTATCCACTGTGGATTCATCAATGCTCCTTTCTCCCTGCCACCGGATCAGCGGCAGGGCTATATACAATGGCTTATACTGTGTGATGTGTGTATCTGCCATGAACAAGTATCTTTATGAAAACAGTGCAGCGGCGGCAGGATTCTGCTGTGTAGTCTGCGGCTGTTCAATAACAGATGCTTCTTCCTTGCCCTGTTCCGGTTCCGGTTTTGCTTCCGGTTCTGATGCAGTGGAATCAACATATTCCTCTGTATCGTTTTCCACATAGGTCACATTTCCATCTCCATCCATAGTGGTCATATCACGCTCAAATGCGCTCTGAAGATCAATACTCATAACACCCCACTTGGAAATTAACTGACGGAGCATTGTTTTATATGCCATTCCATCAAAATTCTTGTACCAGAATGATGAATACATCCACGAATCTCTCGGATCATAATTACCGGCTTCATAGTCAGCAAATGACACCTTTTCTTTCTCGCCATACTTTGTGTTAATCTTTACAGCATCCTTGCTGAAAGCCTGTGAATACTTATCCGCATGAGCAAGCATCTGTTCCTTGCTCCAGTACATTGTCTTTCTGAATCCATTTACCAGCTCAAACATGGCATAGTAACCGATTGTCTCAGCTTCTTCTCTCTTATCCCAGTCATCAACCATAAGATTGACTTTGATGTCCTCATTGAGCGGGTCAAAGTATTCAAGCTCACCTTCTTTGATTGCTACTACGTTCAGTCTCTTATACTGACCGGATCGGATCGCAAGCTGGATATATCCCTTGTATCCCATCTGGAACTGTGCCTCTTTGGTACCTGCCTTGGTATTGTTGAACGGAACCATATAGTAATGTCCGAGCTGTGGAGATGGTGAAAGCTGTAAACTCTCGCCAAGAAGTGCTGCTGAAAGAATCGACTGATTTGTGCACTCCTGAAGTGTAGGGTTGGTATTATATGCTGATACGATCGCAGAAATGAAACGCTGTCCATTCTTACCACCAACTACCTGATTGATCTGATTCTTTATTGCATCCTGTGTAAGGTATGCTGTGATTCCAAGATTCTGCTGTGCCTTGCTTTTTTTCACTAAACTGTTATTAACTGCCATTTACTTTTCCTCCTAATGCATGATCATGTCTTTTAATGCCTTGAGAAACGCATCTTCGAAAATTGATGCCGGATCCTCTGTATTGTCCTTGTTGCTATCTGCTTTTGCCAATATTGTGCACACATCCTGTATGAGACCTTTCATACTCTCGTCAAAATCTTTCTCGGCTTTTGATACTTCCATAACTCTGTTTATCAACTGCTCTGTAGCTGACTCCCCATACTCTTTGGCAAGTGATTCTCTTATTGCCTTCACTGTGAGTGCCAACTCCGATATAATCATCGGTGCTGATCCGTTTATTGATACTAATCCGCTTACTGCTTTAATCATCTTGTATACCTCCTAAATAGCTTTAAATTCTATATTTCTGCTCTTAAAGAACTCTTTCAATGCATAAGCATCTTCCGTTGTGAGCAACACCTCAAATCTGACTACCATTCTCTCCTGTGTGCTGTCAGCACTCTGCACCGGTTCTACTGTCTCATCCTGTTTTGCCGGTGCAATTACCGTCTGTTCTTCCTTAATCTCCTTTGCCTTGCGTTCTTCCTCTGCCTTTCGTGATTCTTCTGCAGCTTTCCTTTTAGCCTCTGCTTCAGCCTTTGCCTTTGCAATTTCTGCAATTCTCTGTGCCTCTTTGATGGCTTTATTTACATCAAGTGTCTGCTTGTATACCTCTGTCGCCTCAAAGCCAAACTTCGGCAGATTATGAAGTGTCAGAACATCATTACCAATCTGGTACATTCTTGACCGCATCTGTTCCTCAATGCTTTTCATCGAAGTGGATGCATTCAGCCACTTAGGATCCCAGATCTTCTCAATCGTTACAAAGTTCTGAAAGCCAATGCCGGCAAATAACTCCTCGATGTCTTTCTGCTTCTTGGCTTTTTTCTGATCTTCAAATTCTTTCACCTGCTTGTCGATCACAGCTATAGGTTTGTCTATAATTCCAATGATCTCATTGACCTGTGCTTTAAATTTATCGAATGGCAGCATATACTCTTTTTCTCTTCGTATACGTTCATCATTCAATGTCTTTTTCATCTTGTTAAGTGTTGCTCTTTCTTTCTTGGCATCCTGAATCTGATCATCCGTATATACAAGAGTCTCATAAAATGCCACCTTCTCAGTCAACTCTGCTTTCAGTTCCTCATAATTGAAACTGATCTTTTCCGGTATTGCTACCTCATTCACTCTTAATTCCATGTACATCCTCCCACCATAGCCAGTTCATACTGACCATCTTTGTTTATTTTCATCATGCTCATGATCCGGTCTGTCTGTTTCCGTCTCTCATCTTCGCAGTCGCATCGCTCTCCCGGATCAAGATTCGCTCCACAGTTACTGCAAATTCTGTAATACATTTTTCTCTCACCCCTTTGCTATATTTCCGGTAATTTCAGTGCAGGTGTTTTTTTCATCTGTACATGCTCCCAGAACTTTGATTCTTCCTCGATCAGATACTTGATATCTTCCTCAGCCTCCGACCGTTCTATCGGATAATGTCTCGTCTGTAAGTACACATCCTCTCCATATACAGATTTAAGCTGTGCCTTAAGTATTACGAAGTCAAACTCGGTAACCATCAGGTAATGCAGCACCTGTATGTAATAGTTATCCGGTATCCTGTGATCCCACTTCTCTTTTTGCATGGACTGTAAGATATTCGTGGTCTTACATTCCCATATGCCTCTACGCCCATCCTGATCTATGAGCCAACCGTCAAGGCTTGCATGTGCCCACGGATACTTGTCATTGAACCAAATGTTATTTTCTTCATAACACATCTGGTATTCCGGATAGTCCAGTTTGAACAATTCCCTGAGAAGCGGCTCAGCTTCTGTTCCATATTTCACATATGGTTTATCCGATATATCCACCGGATCAATTCCATATGCTTTTTCTTTCCAAAGCTCCACATTGCTTTTATATGGGTTCATTCCCACAATAGCCGAAGCATCCGAACCGCCAATCTTAGTCCTTGCCTTTAGCCATTCTCCATGACTGGATAACACTTTCATCTCAACCATGCTTTTCTCCTGCCTACCAGATAAGGGAGTGTCAGCAGCACTCCGACAAATGCCTGTCCAAGGTGTGCATACCACGGTTCCATGATCCTCATTTCTTCCGCAAACGCCACCGAGCTTGCCGCTCCATACACCAGAACGAATCCAGCAAAGAACATGATCCCAACAGCGCACTTACATATCTTCTTTTTCACTACCAACTCACCCCTTTCCTTTCATCCCATAGCCTTTATGAGATCATTTAACTGCTCTATTGTGATGCCCTGTCTCGCTGCAAGCTTTCCCGGAGAAATGTTATAAGTCCAGATGCTTGACATCTTGATCGCATCACCTATGTCCAATAAGTTCCTCTGCATTCCAATCCGGATAAACTGAGGGGAGCATCCCATTACCTCAGCCGCCTGATTCGGTGTTATCTTCTTTACCATGTCGATTTCTCCTTTCTTTTCTTGATTCCCATTTGTCGAAAATCAACCTTCCGACAAATGTTCCAATGGCTATGCCAATGATTGTGCTTAACATGATTCTATTTTTATCCTTTTTCTGCTGAAACAAATACATCTACCAAATGGCAGATTGATCTGTAACCATGATTCAACGTATCTGTTCCCATTCTCCGTGTATTTTGTTATGTAGTGATGCATGTCTCTCCTTTCTCACCGTTTTGTGTTACAATAATAAAAAACCAAAGGAGGGTTTCTTATGCCTGTCACAAAATCAGATATCAAAATATTGAATTATGTCCACCATCGTCACTTTCGACCTGTCACCTATGCGGCACTTTCTGGTAAATTCAGCAAGCATGAAGTAGACAATCTTATCAAAGGTGAACTTTTGTCCTACGTTCCTATAATCGTTGATTATCAGGGAATCCCATCGGAAAAGCTTGCCGCCGAATCTGCAATATCCCTTACCAAAAATGGTATATATGTGGTTGAACAGAATCAGTGGTTCGATACCAAATATCTGCTTACGCAAATAATCGTCCCTATACTGGTTGGTGTCGCAAGTGCCGTCATTACAACAGTCTTATTACGATTACTGTAGCTATGCCTATGGCTGCTCCTATCAGTCCCATCACTGCAGGTCTGATATAATCACACCAAAGATCTTCCATGAAGTATGGCTCATTAAGTTTTTTCTTGATCTTCTTGAACATCTATGTTTTCCTTTCTTGTTATGTGTTACAATGGTAAAAACTAAGGAGGTTCGCATCTATGTATGAATACGATTACGATAAAGTCACTCTAAATTTGGAAGAAAAATACAAACTCTTTATTACCAAACACAAAAAGAAAACAACCGAAAAGTTTTTAGGTGATTCTAAAGACTACTTACTTGGAATTCGTTTCATTGAAGCCAACTACTCTGGTCAGTGGAATGAAATAGGTGAACACATACCCGATGGTACATATTCTGTAACCTGGTATTATGGCCGTTATCTTATATGGAAAAGGAATAAAGCTTTTTATGGAATGCTTTCATCGTTTGTAACTCCCATAGTTGTTTCCATAATTACATCAGTACTAACAGTAATAGTCCTACGCATATTAGGCTTAGGATAAGAATTGCTGTTCTGTATCTGCGTTCCTTCTTGTAAAGGTGTTCAAAGAACTTCATTTCATCATCTGAAACTGGGAAAATCTCCTGGAAGGCTTTTCGTTCTTCTAGGATTTTTTCGTTCTTCATTTCTTTTTTGATGACTTTCATGTCCCCTGCTTCCAATGTTTTGTTTAACTGTTCTGTTGTCATGGTTCTCCTTTCTCCTTGTCGTCCTCACCATTTCACCCTATAATTTCCGTAGGTGCTACCAACACCAATTCATACGAAAGAAGGTGAAACTATGTCAAAAGATTCCTTTAAAGATGCCTTGACAAATATTGAAGACATTGCACTGGCTTACACAGTCAAGACATCAACTGCCACAACACCTGAGCAGTTCCTTGATGATTATGTGAAAAATAAAAATTCATTTATTGAAATCAAGAAACAACATGGTGATAAGTGGATGATCTAAAACTCAAATCTGGCAATTGATTTAAGAACCTCTTTTGCCACATCGAGCAGGTGTAGTGAGTGCTTTACCGAGTATTTCTTTGCTCCAAGTACTTTTAAGATGTCCTTGATAACGCACTCCTCGCCGTCATACGTTTCCGACAATTCACAGTTCTTTGCGATATAATAGAAAATTATCTCCTCGTCAGTGAGAACTTTCCTCACCTCAGAGAATTCTTCTATATCTTTCGTCTTCTCTGCTATATCTACCAACTTTGAATTTATACTGTTTGTCATGGCTCTCCTTTCTCTTATTAGTATTCATTTTGTGAACTAGTAAGGCAAAAAAATATTTTCCCTAGGGAAACTACAAATATCTGCATACATTCTTAATTCTGCCTCTTTCATCTTTACCTTACCGCTTTCCCAATTACCAACAGTAATACGAGAAACGCCCATTTTATCAGCTATATCCTGCTGTGAAAGCCCAGCATTTACTCTAACAGCTGATAATCTTATCTTTAAACTATTCAATATTTCGCCTCCTCTCTTTCATCTTGTAATTGCATTATAGTATTCTTTTTGTGAACTGTCAAGCATAATGAAAACTTTTTTTGCTTTTCGCTTGCTATAAGTATTCATTTTGTGTATAATCAAGACATAAGAAAGGACGTGATCAGATGGGTGCAAACCAATTTGCTAAATTATTAAAATATTATCTTATGCTAAACGACAAAACTCAGAGTGATTTAGTCAACGATCTTGGATATGAAAAATCAACAGTATCAAATTGGTGCTCTGGTGCAAGAGTTCCCAAAATTGATACAATTATAGATATTGCTAAGTACCTGCATGTTGACCCGGGAGATTTAATAGTCGAATCGGAAAACAAACCTACATATTACTTTGACGATGAGACAGCTAAAAAGGCACAAGAGATATTTGAGAACAAGCAGCTCTCTCTTCTCTTCGATGCTGCAAGAGATGCTGAACCGGAAGATCTTGAAACCGTTCATACAATGCTCATGGCTCTGAAAAACAAAGAAAAAAGATAATGTACAAAAAACATCCCACGGTATTTGTTATTGTATCTACGACTACGTTACAAGGGGGATGAGTTAATTGTATGATATAAATGTACAGATGATGGATCTGAAGACTACAAAAGTTAAAGAAACTGTTACCTGCAATGAAGATGGTTCATATACTATCTTTCTTAATACACGATTCACACAGGAACAGCTTAACGATGCTTATATCCATGCACTCAACCATATCATTAGAGCGGACTTCGATAAACACACCAGCTCTGTAGATACCATTGAGGCTTATGCGCATGGGTTAAATAAAATTTTATAAAAGAAAAAGGGGGGATAATTTTATGAACATTACGGAATATATAAAAACACGAGTTGATGATCAGATTGCATGGTATGATAAAAAATCCGTAACATGCCAGCGTTGGTATAAGGTCTTTCAGGCAATAGAAATTTTCATAGCCGCCAGCATTCCTGTACTCTCCGGTTATGCCAGCAAGTATGGTGTAATCCCTTTGATTATAGGTATTGAGGGAGCTATTATAACTATAGTTGAATCTATCACCAGATTGTACAAGTTCCATGAAAACTGGATAGAATACAGAACTACATGCGAACTTCTGAGATATCAAAAACATTTGTATCTTACAGGCTCTGCACCATACAATGCAGAACCTGAAAGCATTGAAAATATTTTTGTAAGGAATATTGAGAATATTATATCTTCTGAAAATAATAAATGGAAAGCTGTCAATATGCAGGAAACAACAGAGAAAAAAACTGTTAATTGATCCTTTGATATGTTTTTTCAAATATATCTGGTTTGCAGGGATATTGCTCTCCGTTTACTCCTGTGATGATCCAATCACCGGGAGATGCGGTCATCTTTCCCTCTAATGTATCAATAATTATTTTTACATCTGTTTGATAAGCCTCTACAATTACAGGTTTCTTTTGAAATTTTTGTTTACAGGAACTCATAAATACACCTCCAAAAAGAAAGGGGATTCAAAATATGACTATATATAATATTTTTATAAGCCACGCTTGGAAATATTCCGAACATTACAAAAAAATTGTCCAGTGGCTTGATGAGGCACAGGCAGAGGGTAAATTCAGATGGAAAAACTACTCTGTTCCAGAACATGATCCACTTATTGATCCAAACAGTTCGGCCGGTAAAACCAAACTAAAATCAGAACTTAACGAGCAGATCCGACCAGCAACAAAAGTTATTATCCTTGCTGGTATGTATGCTGACTACAGTGATTGGATTGAATATGAACTTACCACCGCCGTATGCATGAATAAGTGCATAATTGGCGTAAAACCTTGGGGACAGGAACGTGTCGCTGCTATTATAACTAATAATTCCGACACTATTGTAGGTTGGAATAAAGATTCCGTTATTAATGCAATTTTAAATTCTTAGGATTTATTATAACAGATGTAAATAATTATAACAACCTGTGTTCCTCGGCATACCAGCCGGGGAATACACTTAAAATTGAATAGTGTATTTAACCGGGCAGCCGAGGGGTGTTACACCATATCCGTTCGAGTCTTGAAAGAAAGGATGATTGATATGAGAAATGCAAACGGATTCGGATCTGTGTATAAGCTGTCTGGCAAGCGCAGGAAGCCATGGATTGCCCGTAAAACAAAAGGATGGGCTATTGACGAAGAATCAGGAAAGGCTAAGCAGTTATATGCTACCATCGGCTATTACAGCACCCGGACAGAAGCTCTTACTGCTCTGACCAATTATAATCAGAATCCCTATGATATTGATACCGCAAATATTACATTCTCTGAACTCTATGATAAATGGTCAGATATACATTTTCAGGAAATTGTACCATCTGCCGCAAGAACATGGGTATCTGCTTACCATCATTCAAAGTCTCTCTGGGACATGCGAATGAGAGATATTCACCCTAATCACATGGAGGGAACGATCCGGAATGCAGATGTTGGTCAGAGTACGAAGCAAAGAATGAAATCTCTCTACAACATGCTCTATAAATATGCTATGAAGCTGGAGATTGTTGATAAGAACTATGCCAAGATGTGTGATTCCATCAAGCGTGGAAAGCCTCAGATCATTCGTGTTCCGTTTACTCCGGAGGAAATAGATCTGCTCTGGGAGAATATAAACTATGGTGTTGTTGATATGATTCTAATTGGTATATACAGCGGATGGCGACCACAAGAACTGTCTATCTTGAAAATAGCTGATATTGATCTGGAAAATAATACCATGTTCGGCGGTCTTAAGACTGATGCAGGGCGCAACAGGTGCGTTCCTATTCATTCAAAAATAAAAGATCTGATCATAAAAAGAGTAGATCAGGCTAAAGAATTGGAATCCGATTATTTATTCAATGATCCGGATAGTCAGTCTGGTATGCGCATGACATACGACAAATACAGAAGCCGTTGGAATAAGGTCATGGGAAAATTAAAACTCTCCCACCGTCCTCACGATACAAGACATACATTTATTACATTGGCAAAAGATGCTGGCATGGATGAATACATCATAAAGCTGATAGTTGGTCATTCTATCGAGGATGTGACTGAGAAAGTATACACCCACAGGACCATGGA